CTTCGCCATTCTTGGATTCACCAATAAGCTGTTCAAGTAATTCTTTTTCAAAAATAACAGATCCTGCAAAGTCTGGTGCTTTGTCAAACTTCTTCTCTGTGTTGTGCCACATGGTTCCTTGATTTGGATATTCCATTTACTTTCCTTTCGTTAGTGTTGCTTTGGTTTTACTAAACTCTGCCATCATCTCTGAATAAAACTTCTCGTCCATAGCCTTGGCTTTATCAAAAACTACGCGGTTATTCTTAAATATATTTGCTACATCATCTGCATGGGTGGCCAGCAATAACAATGCATCTACGCCCGCTTTAAGAGATTCTAACCAGCCTTTTGCATCGTCCGTATCCATTACTGTAATCTGCCACTCACCGGGCTTTCCCGCAGTCTTGGTTACCTTTGCTTTCTCCACCGCTTTTGCTGGCGCTGGTATATTAGACACTTTAGGTGTTTGTGTAATATCTTCTTGCAAGTCAGGCGGGACGTCTTCACCGTTGTAGATATATAGACCCAACCCATGCAAGGCAATAGCTTTAGCCAAACAGCGTTGCATAGCGGTATTGATTGCAAATGCGTCAGGCTCAGAAATAGCTTTATTGCGATAGTCCATCACCGGAAGTTGTGCAGTGCGCGCAATATCATTGGCCACTACAGTACAAAATACCATTACTGTGCCGTTGCCCCAGCGTTGATACTCTGGATAAAACCAATGCGCCTTTGGATCAGCAAGTAATAGCTGGTCGACTGCCCACGCCCAAGATAAATAGGTAAGACCATTTTTCTTTTCTGTGTATTTTGAGACATCAATCTGTCTAAGTTCTTTGTATTCCATTACAGTCCTTTAATCATTTCATCTGCCAAATCTTTGGCGTATTCCATGACATATTCAGAAAAATCAACCGAATCTATATCTGGATCGTATTTGTTCCATGTTGAATATAATGCGCCGTTAGATGATAGTGCTACCATAAAGTCATAAATCATTTCTTGTCTTGTTTTCATTTGTCATGTTCCTCTTTTAGTTTACGAATTATTTCTACTTCAATAAGTTTTTGAGCGTAGTGAATAACCTTCTCAAGGTCTTGTATACCGCCTTTTCTACGCCAGCGAGTGGTATATTTAATAATGTTTCCCTCAAGGTACCCCAAACCATTAGCCACGATATAGTCCCAAGGCTGAATAGAATTATCAGCATAATGAGAACCGGCAACTTGGTATTCATTTGCTTTTATCTTGTGATCCATGTCCACAATCCTGTTCCAAAGACTCCAAAGACTGCGATAAAAAGCAGCATCCAGACAAACACTTCTCGGACGAAAGATTTAGTTCTATCCCAATCCGTTTCGCATCTCCAAATAGGCGTTGCATAATCTGCATCTCTAAGTGCTTCGGATACAGATCTAGTGGTTTGTGTATATCTGTGATATCGGTTTGTAAATTGTTCATAACTCATTATTTCTCCTCTAAATAACGTTTATATTGATCGCAAAACTTAGATACCGGACAGAAGCTTGAGCAACGGGTGCGATCCCCTTCTCGAACTTCAAGAATAAATCCTTTGCCGGCTTTAAGTAATGCCTCCTCTGCTTCCTCAAGATCATTATGCACCGATTTTGCTCTAACTGCATCAACTTTTTTTACTGCATAAGTTGTCGGCTTTTCCCACATTTCTTCTGGGGTGCATAATGGCAATTCCTCCCCCGCATCCATCGCAAACAGTCCTTCTGAATGCAAGTGAATGCGGTCTTTAATAAACTGCTCCCTTTGCTCCATAGGCCATAAAGTAACAGGGATTACTTCAACCGGACATTGGGGATAACCCTGACGAGTTTTTGCGTCTCTGCGGTTCCAATCGCGGATGATGGCAATAATAGCTAACTTGTTTACTGGGGTTTTCTTTACAGTTTCTACCAGCCATGCATAAATATTTAGCTGTTGTTCCCACTCAGCCTTCTCATTCATTACCGACCATACGCCTACATTCTTATAGTCGTTAATTTCTACGCCATCATCATGAATAATTTGTAAGTCAATAGCGCCAGAAATATGCCAACCATCAAGATCCGCATGAAGTCTTTGCTCCACAATATGGTTAGCATCCTTGCCATGTTCCAATACTCCGTGAATCGCAGTTCCAATAATTGACCAAACCATATCTGATACATCAGTTTCGATTTGATCGTCATATTTCTTTTTAAGTTGCACAATGCGTGGGCTATTGAGTAGTTCAGTGGCCGATACATGAGCCTTGCCCTTTGTGTATGCCGGGCGTTCGGCTACATTCATAAAGGTTTGGGGAAGATTAAATTTATTAGTTAATTTCATGTATGTTCTTGTTTAATTGATCTTGCGTCATTACATAACCTTTGCCATGACCCAAATCATCAATGTTCTCATCCTTAAATAATTCTTCTTTAGTTGTCCATCCCGCAATTTTTGCGCCTTTGTCATTTACAATTGCTAAGACATACATATCGCAAGGATGATCCTCTTTCTTTAAGGTGGCCAATAGTTTGCCGGATTGATACCTTGTGGATTTAACATCTATTGTGCGTTTAAAGTAATTAACCAAATCTGATCCGCCTTTTCTAATGCTGACAGTCAAATCTGGGCATAGATTAAGCGCCTTAGCTACGCAATACTCTGCAATAACTCCATCTATATCTATCTCAAAAGGATCCTGCTTTCCCATTTGTTTGTCTTGCACATTGCCAGAAGCCGTACATCTACGCATTACGCCAAGTAATCTGCAGATTTCCAACTCCGGCATGGACAACTCAATCAGCATTACGTTTATTCATTTCAAGCCAGTCGGCTGAGATTGTTGCGGTATGCGCCAAAGCTCGCAAAGCCTGAATTGTTTGCTCCTGATTGCCTTTTAGTAATAACTCATAAGACTCACGCAAAGCCTTGTCCATAGCTAAATAATTTTCACTGTAATCAATCATACATCCTCCTATTTAGTTGCCATTAAATATAAACCTACGTTAGCGGCAGCGTAACTAACATAAGTAATACATAAGGCTAGATTGCCTTTATAACCCTGCTCACAGCCAATGTATAAATAAATTAAACCGGTAACAATAATTAGCCAAGCACTCATTAGCAACGCCCATCTGGATCGTTGTCATCAAAATTCCATTCTTCCATAATTCGTTTACGGCGTTCTATCATTTCATTGGTGGCGTACTTGTCTAATTGTTCGTGGTTAATATAACGATCCCACAAACGATCACATTTCATGCGAACCATATTTGTAAGACCTAATAGAGTGTTACTTAACTCATCTTCGGTCATTGCGTTATTTGCATGATGCTCATAAAGAACTGTTAAATCTTCGTGAATGTTATACATCCCTTGAATAGCATCTTCCAATTCAATTCTTTTCTTTAAATCTTTTTTCTTTCCCATCTGTTTCTCCTGTTCGATTGCCTCTTTAAGCATGGCTACTACACCATATTGGATAAGGACTATTTGACCTTCATCATCATAATCAACAATTGCATCCGCAGAACCATCTTCATTCTCCCGCGTTATCCTTAGCTTGATCTCCATCCTCTTCCTCCATAAACTTTCTTAAATATTCACGCAATTCTTTGGCGTCCTCTTTGGTATCAAATATCTTTTGATATGTTCCGCGGGACGGAATTCTTACCGCTTCAGTAAAGTAATAGTTATACGCAACATAAGTTCCAAAAGGCCTACAAGCCCATTCATTCTCTTTGCATATTTGCGTATGTGCGCAGTTGTCGCATGGACAAACACCCTCCACTCTTGGTCTTGGCCCCTCTGCTGCTATTCTGTCTTCCGTAGTAAACGTAGTCATAGATCCCCTATATAATTCTTTGATACTAATCCCGCAACAGAAAGTTGAATATAGGTGATTACCCTAACATTCCCATACCCTCCCAGCGTCAACGCATACTGGCTTCAAGCCGGTAAACGCCGATATATTTCTAAGCGAGGAGTAGATTTTAAAAGAACTGTTCATGAAATATGTGACAAATTGCCAAGTTTTGGTGATAAACCCATAGAAATATCTATTGTGTTGTTTCCAAGAGACAAGCGATTGCTGGATATTGATAACTGCTGTAAGGCTATCCTCGATTCCATGAATGGCCTGATGTATGACGATGACCAGCAAGTATGGAAGCTAACAGTAGAACGGGGAGAAAAGATTAAAGGCGGTGGATGCCAAGTAACCATCAAAGAATATAAGGGTAAACCCTAGTATCTGGAAACGTTACCAGATGTGATATACTAATTTTGATCTCGTGAGGATCGACTGCATTATCTTTTTTGGGGCTGTCTCTTGACAGCTCCTTTTTTTTGTTGTAAATTGGCAATGCAGAGATGGACTTTGGACGGTTCACTATGTATAATCTCGAGTCAATAACCTCATACACATGGGGTCTACATATAGTTTCTTTATGTTTGGTTGACTCGGTGACAAACACAAAGGAATGTCCAAAAGTAGACTCCAGCTGTATGGGGTTTTTCTTTTCTGCGAACCATTCTGGACGGCAGAGAAACACCAGCGGATTGGTTCCTAGCGTTACTGGGGAAATGTCTGTAATAGCGCAATATCGGTGGCGAAGCTAGTGCCGATGACATGAACGACTGGCGGGTGCTGTGGCTCCGAATGAGTAACAGTTGAAGGCGCACTTCTAGGGCGAGGTGCGTCCACCAAATGAGTAACATTAATATTATATATTAATCATATAAGGAGAATAATATGCGAGACGGCGGAAAAGGCGATACACAAAGACCACTAGGCGTACCAGTTGAAGAGTTTAATAACGCTTGGGATCGTATATTTAACAAAGCTAAGATTGCGGAGGCCATTGACGAAACTATTGCGCAACACGCGGGCTTTTTACAAGATCTCACAACTCACGAAAAAGAGTGCGGGAAATGAATTACAGAGAAATGATTAAAACGCAAGTAGGGAAAATACCTACTAAAGTTATGCAAGGATCGGTTCAAGAAGTAGTAAGATGGAAGGAACGAGCCAATGAAGCATTACGGCTTGCCAACAATAAAAATACCTCCGATTACGAATTACAGCTAGCATTAGACAGGATTAAGTAATGACTCTCACAGAAGAAAACAAAATAAAAACACTTGAAGCCACACTCCATGCAACAGAATCACAACTCAACATTAAAACCAATGAAGTAGCCGGATACTTAGACCAGATCCGGTATTGGAAACGACGCGCTGAAAAAGCCGAAAAGAAGTTAAACGAGGCAGTCCAAATTTAATCAACGGGGTCATGCCTGTTTTTAATGCTTCACATACATTATTTACTCAGGGGGCGTGATCCCACCCTTAACGTAGCTGGGCGTATCCCAGCAGAAAGATTTAAATGCTCCAGCTTCGCCCTCACCAGCAAGAAGTTATACAGAAGTTAAATGAAGGATTTAAAGAACACAAGCGTCAAATCCTATGCGCAGTAACAGGGTTTGGTAAGACCGAATGTGCGATGGCAGTCATGCAGGAAGCCTCAGCACAAGGTAAACGAGTAGCGATGATTCTTGACCGGATTGTATTGGTAGATCAAACCAGCAGGCGGTTATCTAAGTATGGCATTCCACACGGCGTATTGCAGGCTGGCCACTGGCGTAATCGTCCATACGAGCCAATTCAGATTTGCTCAGTGCAAACTCTAGCCCGCAGAAAAATTCCATTAAATGTAGATTTATTGATTGTGGATGAAGCCCATGTGCTTTATAAATCCACAGTAGATTTTATTAAAGCAAACCCCAATATGCAGGTTGTTGGATTAACCGCTACGCCTTTTACTAAAGGATTGGGGGAAATCTATACCAATGTAATCGGCGCACAGCCTATGACCCATTTAGTCGAGGATGGGTGGGTTGTGCCACTGAAGGTATATATTGCCAAAGAAATTGATATGACCGGCGCAAAGAAGTTAGCTGGCGAATGGCGGGCAGATGATGTAACCGAAAGAGGTATGAAGATTGTCGGCGATGTTGTCAAAGAATGGGTGCAGAAAACCCATGAGATTTATGGTGGACCCAAAAAGACTATTGTGTTTTGTGCTGGCGTCAATCACGGCAGAGCATTAGTAGATCAATTCAAACAATCCGGTTACAACTTTGTATCTATCTCATATAAGGAAGATGATGAATTTAAGAGAGCTATTATCGAAGATTTTGCGCGTCCAGATACCGACATCCACGGACTTATCGCAACTGATATCCTTACTCGTGGTTTTGATGTTAGTGATGTTTGCATTGGGATTTCAGCTCGGCCTTTTTCTAAGTCATTTAGTTCTCATGTGCAACAGATAGGACGAATCTTACGCCCACACGAAGGCAAAGATTTTGGTGTATTGCTAGATCATTCCGGTAACTTCTTGCGGTTCAGAGAAGATTGGGATGGTTTGTATCACGATGGCGTTACTGAATTGAAGACAGGCGGAGAGACAGTCAAGCGTGAGCCAACAGAGAGAGAAAAGAAAGAAGCCAAGTGTCCTAAATGCTCGGCTTTATGGACTTCAAAAGATAACACTTGCGCCTCTTGCGGTCATGTAAGACTAGCCCAAGCCTCGATCTCCAATATCGCTGGCAGAATGGAAGAGCTACAACTCAATGCCCGCAACATCAATAAAGAAAGAGCTGATTTTTACAATCAATTAGTTTATTACGGCAAGATGAAGGGCTACAAAGAAGGTTGGGCTGCGGTTCAATTCAAAGCTAAACATGGAGTGTATCCAAATGGATACAAACCAGAGCCATCTCCACCGGATGCTAAAACTCTTGGCTGGATTAGAAGTCGCAACATAGCGTTTGCTAAATCAAAACAAAAGTATGCTGAAAGGATCGCTGCATGAACTTTGAATCATTTGCAGAACAACATGGATTGATTATTGACCATCTTGTTTATGATCGTTGGGCGCGTGTTCCCACTACTGATAAGCCTAATAAAAAGAATGGCGCATATATCTTTGATGGCACTACCGGTGCGGTTCGTAATTGGGCGGTGCATGAGAAGCCAATATCTTTTTCTCCTGATGTTAAATTCAAAGTATCTAAGGAAGCAATTAAGAAGAAGATTGCTGAATCTAAAGAAAAGCAAAAACTTAGACACAATCAAGCAATTAAAAGAGCTAGAGATATGTTGGATAATTCTGAAAAAATGCCTCATCCTTATATGGCCAAGAAAGGTTTTCCAGATTTTAAAGTGCCGGTCAATAATGGCCTCATGCTGTTACCTATGCGGATTGGTCAAAACCTAGTTGGCTGTCAGGTTATCAAAGATGATGGCTCAAAGTTTTTTTTGTATGGGCAAATTACCAAAGGTGCAGAATTAGTCATAGATAGCAAGGGTAAGCATATTCTATGTGAAGGGTATGCTACTGCCATGTCTTTGCGTAGAGTATTAAAGAGTTTGGACTTGCGTTATACGATTCATGTTTGCTTTTCAGCGTTTAATATTTGTGAAATAGCCTCATACTACGAACAATGTATCGTCCTTGCCGACAATGATCCTGCTGGCCTTGAATACGCAGAAAAAACGGGTAAACCCTTTTGGAGTCCACCCGTTTTAGGAGAAGATTTTAATGATCTTGAATTGCGTGTTGGCACAGAAGAAGCCGGTAAGTTATTTATTGCAAGCGGTTTGATGGAGGCATCTGACTAAACTCATTCTCAGCAAACAACACTTTCTTAGCCTCATGCACCTTAGCTACGATCTCGTTGCCCAATACGAATGATTTAGTAGGATAGCCTACCAACTCCATGTTTACTTCAACTTCTCCGTCCTCTGCGTCTTTGAGATAGATAATTGTGGCGTTGAGCATATGAGCCTTATGGTTCTGTTAGGGATAAAGTATTCCGGAAAAGCATCTACTAATCGTTTTAGATTAGATTGATCTGCCAATAAGGCCGTTTCCCCCAATTTTACTGCAAAACCACCACGATTATAAAGCTGATCCACTGCTTGAATTAAAGCAGTCCTGTCTGTTAATAGCCTCATGCTAATTCCTATGATATGTGTCGTTAGGGTGTGCTAACATAGATTTGAGAAGATCATCAATGGTATTAAACCATTGGATGACCTTTAATCCGTCAGCCTGATAAATAGTAAAGCTCAATATAAACCCTCAGGGTCATCATCTTCAAAAGATTCGCTATCCGTCACCTCTAAGTCATCTAGCTGGTGCATATTGGCAAGCTCATCATAAGCACAATCTACGGCCTCGCCATCATCAGGGGCGGTGATATAGAATGTTTGAACACCGGAATAGTATAGTTTTACGCAAAAAGGTTTCATTGGACTTCCTTAATAGAATTAAAGTTAAAACCGCGACATGGGGTTTTATCGTTTTTAGGTTTAATCATAAACACTCTATATCTAAGCTCTTCCTCTTTCAAAAATGCCGAAGGTGTTTCCATTCTAAGTTGGTCTAATAAATCATCAAGTGCCGTATTAGGTTTACCGCAATCAGGATGGTCTGCCTTGCGTCCTACTGCTTTTAATCGGTTTTGTTGATCTTTTGTTAAATAAGTCATACTGTTTCTTTCTCTCTTTGTTTAAAAACTTGGTCTTGCCATACATTTAATGAATCCCAACAGATACCTACATCACAATCATGGTATTTCTCTGCTAGTCTTAATACTTCTCTGCACTCTTCGTC